TGAGGATAACGTGCCCGAGGCCCCCGCCTCTGGGGATGACGAGGGATGAGCCTTACCGCGAAGGAGCGACGCGCCGCCGTAGACCTCGCGTGGAAAGAGGGGCGGCTGCGCTACAAACTACACCCCCACCAGCGCGCCGCGTACGACCGCACGACGCAGCAGTTCGCAGGCGAGGGCATCCGGCGCATTGCGTGGCGCTGGGCCCGCCGTCTCGGCAAGACGTTCACCGGGCACCTCAAGGTGGTGGAGGGGTGCGCGAGCATTCCGGGCTTCCGTGGCGTCATCGGCGCTCCCTCCGAGAAGCACCTGAAGAAGTTCACCATGCCCGCCATTGAGGCCATCTGCTCGGACGCCCCGAACAGTTGCATGCCGAGGTTCGACAGGGCCGAATCGGAGTACCGCTTCCCCAACGGCAGCGTCATCTCCATCCACGGTTGCGACACGGACGGGAAGATTTCCCGCATGAGCCGAGGCCCGGCGGCCAACGCGCTTCTCTTTGAGGAGGCCGGGGAGATTCCCAACCTCGAACGCGCGATCAAGACCACCGCGCCGCAGCTCCTCTCGAAGTACAACGACCAGAACAGCGGATGGATCCTCGTGGTGGGCACGCCCCCGGAGAGCCCCGCCCACTACTTCGTGGACATCTGCCGCCGGTACGCCCAGCAGGGCCGGGAGATCCACTACACCCTCTACGACGGGCACTACGCGCCCGAAACGCTGAAGGCGTTCCTCCGTGACGACGCGGACGGCATGCCCGAGGACGAGTACAAGGCCTCCGAGATGTACCGCCGGGAGTGGCTGGCCGAACTTATCGGCGACCCATCGCGCATGGTGCTCAAGCTGGCCACCGAGGCTCACATGCGCGAGATGGTGGAGCGCTACAATGCGCTGAACGACCAGCGCCCCAGCCACTACGTGGTGTACGAGAGCCTCGACGTGGGCTGGGAGGATTGGACCTTCTGGCTCATGGGCTGGTGGCACCACCGCCTCCAGACGCTCGTGATTGAGAAGGAGCTTGTCTACAAGAATGGCTTCAAGCGAGACACGCTGGCGGCCGAAATCATCCAGGCCGAGGAGCACTTCCTCGGGCCCTCCCGCCGCGCCCCGTACCAGGGAACGAGCCAGGAGCCCCGCCGCTGGAGCGACCACGCGCCTGAACTGCTCGCGGAACTTTCCTCCGAGTTCAACCTGCCCTTCAACCCCACGGCGAAGGAGGACCGTGACACGGCCATTAACCAATGCGACCGCATGATTCCGGGCTACGGCGTGAGCGGGAAACTCGCCATCAACCCGAACTGCAAAGAGTTGCTGGTGCAGATGCCCGCCGCGACGTGGAACAAGACGCGGACGGAGTTCGCCAAGAACATGAGCCGCCGCTACGGCCACTACGATGGCGTGGCCTCGCTCGTATACATGACGCGCAACGTGGTGCGCTCCGAGGACCCCGTCCCCGTTGACTTCGGGGTGGGCGGGCCCGGCCGGTGGTACGAGCCCGGCTTGAGGCCGCCCACGGAAGAGGAGAAGTGGGCTAAGGTGTTCGACTTGGAGGTCGAGACCTGATGCCAGTCGCCATCTACACCTGCCCCAGTCCGATGCCACGATCTCTGTGGCGACAGCTTCAACTGACGTGGGCGATGCGATACGCGATGGGGATGAGCGCTACCGCGTGTCCCGTCTGCGGCGATAGGTTTGTTGCCGGTCGCCACGGCATCGCCCATTGTCCGCCGAAGGTGAGGGCCTGATGAACCCCGAAACGTACTTCGCCAACCTGGAGGGGCAGGAGCTCACCACGGCCCTCATGGATCGGGTGCGCCGGTACCAGCGGCATATCCTCTCCTCCGGCTACTGGGGCATGGCGGCGAAGACGATGCAGTTTATCCTCGGGTGGGACGAGCGCGGGTACTCCTCGGCGGAGATGCGGCGCGCGGGTCCACGCGGTGAGTTGACGAAACTCAAGGCCCCTCACCTCCCCAGCCTCTACAACATCTGGATGAGCAAACTGCTCGGCCAGAAGATCGTCTTTGAGCCGCTCCCATCCACGGAAGAGTGGCAGGCAAGCGAACAGGCGCGCCGCGCGAAGGGCGTGCTCACAGACGCGCTTGACGCGGGCTTCGAGGAGGTGTTGGTCGAAACGGTGGACAGCGCTGCGCAGGTGGGCCTTGCCTGGACGGTGACGGACTTCGACCCGACCGAGGGCCCGGCCGTCATGGAGGACCCGGACGGGGGCGGCCTCATCCCGGCGGGGGCCCTCACCTACCGCTCCTACATGATGCAGGATGCGGCATTCGACATCGAGTGCCGCAGTCCGGACCAGGTTCACTGGCTCATCCTCCGGCGCTGGGAGGACCCGCACGATCTCATCGCCAAGTTCCCCGAGTTCTCGAAGGAGATTCTGGCCTCGCGCGGCGGCATGGTGGAGTCCGAGGTGGACATGCAGGACGCCATCCACCACGGCCGGGGAAACGACGCAGGCGCCCGCACTCGCGTCCCCGTGTACGAGTTCCGGCACGACTCCACCCCGGCTTGCCGGGAGGGGCGTATCGCCATCTTCCTGAACAGCGGGACGCTCCTGTTCTCGGATGCCCTGCCCTTCGTGGACGAGGAAGGAAACCGGCGCATGTGCGCGCGCCCATGCCGTCTCCAGGGTATCAAGAACACGGCCTTCGGCTTCACCCCCATTTGGAACCTGCTCGGCCAGCAGGAGGCCGCCGACATGCTGGTCTCCATCGAGCAGACGAACTACCGGGCGAACGGCGCGGGCGTCATCCTCAACCCCCGGGGCAGCGACATCACCCCCCGGAAGGTGGCGGCCGGGCTCAGCGTCATCGACCACACCCCGGGCCTCAAGCCGGAACTGGCGAACTTCACCGCCCAGCCGATGGACATCGCCGGGGCTCAGGAGCGCATCGTCGGGGTGATGCAGAACTCGATCAACGTCTCTGCCATCGACCGGGGAGACCCGCCCGCGAGTCTCAAGTCCGGCTCGGCCCTCCTCTTCGTGAAGGCCACCACCGCCCAGAACGGCCAGACGCAGTTGAACCGCGTGGCGAAGCACCATGAGGGCGCGGCCAAGGACTACCTCTTCATCTTCACCACCTTCGTACGCTTCGAGCGCCCCGTGCGCGTGCGCGGGGACCTCTCGGAGCACACGGACCTCATCACTGGGGAGGACATCGCCGGGGTGAGCAACGTCCGCGTGGAAATGGGCAACCCGCTCACCCATTCGCTGGCCGGGCAGATTCAACTCGGGGACACGCTGCTGGAGCGCCAGGCCATCACGGCCGATGAGTACTTGGAGATCGTGGATGGCGGTGGGCTCCAGCGGCGCCTGCGCCGGGCGACGGACCAACGGATTCTCGTGGACCAGGAAAACGCCATGCTCCGGCGCGGCGAAGTCCCCGTGGTCAGCGTGACAGACCACCCCACCTACCACCCACAACACCACAAGGGCGTGCTGGACAGCCAGCAGGCGCGTAACAATCCAGCCGTGCGCAGGGCGCTCATCCAGCACCTGGCAGACCATCAGCGCTCGTGGGTGACGGCATCCCTGAAAAATCCCGTCATCCTTGAGGCGCTCGGCTACCCTGTCGCTCAGGCCGCGCTTGGCATGGCGGGCATGATGGGCGGGGGCGCCCCTCCGGATCCGGGCGGCGGGATGGACGGTGGTGGCGGTGGAGGCCCCCCGCCCGATGGCGGCATGGAGCCCAACGGCGTGCAGCCACCCAAGCCCCCCTCTCTCCCCGCTGGGGCTTCGGCCGCCACCGGGGTGAACCCCTCCGCCCCCGGCCCTGGCGGCTTGCAGTAACCCACCCACAGGAGCATCAGCATGTCGGATGTCGCCACCCCAGCCCCCGAAGCAGGTTCCGCCCCGGCCGCCAGCGAGCAGCCCCAGGGGCACCACAGCGCCACGCAGCCCCGGGACGATGCGAAGCGCTTCGCCGGACCCCCGGGCACCGCCGCCCCGCCGCCGAAGCTCTCGCGCACCGTCCGCCGCAACGGGCAGGAGGTGGCCGAGGAGATGACGGCGGACGAGCTCTGGGCCTACAAGGACAAGCTCGCCATGGCGGAGGGCCAGAACCGCGCCGCCACGGAGCGCTTCCAGCGCGCTCAGCAGCTCGCGCAGAAGGCAGCCGAGGCGGAGTCCGTGGCCAAGGCCCTGGCCGAGGGCGACTACTCCACCCTCAACAAGTTTTTCGCAAAGACTGGCCGGATTCCGAAGGAACACCTGGCAAATCTTCTCAACGAAGCCCTTCTTGATGAGGAGATGACCCCCGAGCAGCGGGAACTTGCGGAACTGAGAGCCGAGAAGGCGGCCCGGGCGGCGGACGAGAAGCGCAGCCACGAAGAACGCGCCGTCCAGGAGTTCCAGCAGCAGGTGGACCAACTGCGGCCGCAACTCCACGGCATGTGGTCCTTCGCGCTGGAGCAGTCGAGCCTCCCGAAGACCGAGGCCATGATGGAGTCCGTGGCCCGCGTGTTCCTGGAGGCCGCCGAGTCGGGCGTCCACCTCAGCCCCGAGCAGGTGGTGGAGGCGGCCCGGCAGGATCTGCTGCACGGCAGCGGCCCGCTGGTGGAGAGCATGGACGCCACGGGTCTGCTGAAGACGTTCCCGGCCGTGGCGAAGCAGATCGACACCATGAAGCCCGAGGATTTCGAAAAGTCGTTCCCCACGCTCGCCAAGGCGTACTGGCGGCACCTCGCCGCGAAGGCGCGCGGCGCCCGGCGCCAGCCACAGGCCAAGCCACAACAGAAAGCCGCCGCGCCCAGTGAGCCGGGAATGTGGGACTCATACACCGGGCTGGGCTTTCGTTGACGTGACCATACCTCGTCAGTACAGTTGCAACGCATAGGCCAGCAGTCGCAGTCCCGGACCGGAGTGCCGTGGGGCATGAAACCGGAGAGGGAGAGGCAAAGGCCAGTCTCTTCTTTCTCTGGAGCGCACCATGCCCGTGAGCGGTGATTTCTACGCGCAGTACACCGGACGCCTGTCCGGCAACATGAAGACGAACTACAAGAAGGGCGGGGTGATGGATTACTTCCCCGCCGATACGCCCTTCATCCGCACCATCGGCGCGCTCTCCCGCGCCACGGCCAAAGTGGGCAACAAGTTCGCCTGGCCCCTCGGCCTCACCTTCTCGCAGGGCCACGTGTACGCCGCCGCCGGGTCCGGTGCATTCCCGTTCCGCCGCGCGCGGCCCGGCAAGGTGCGGCAGGCGCTCGTGGACTCCACGAACCACATGCACCGCACGGCCACGGACTGGGAGACCCTGGAGCGCGCCAAGGACGGGAACGGCAACATCCCGGACGGCGCTTTCGAGGACACCGCCAAGCGCCTCATCCGCGACCTGCGCACCGGCACCCTCCAGCGCATCGAGGAGAGCTTCATCTACTCGGGCACCAACCTGGGCATCTTCCTGGGTGGCGCCAACGCGGCCGTCTCGGAGACGATCACCGTGGACGGCCAGAGCGTGGCCGTGGTGACGCTCGCCGTCTCCTATGACTCCTTCGCCGCGCAGCTCTTCACCGGCAAGGAGGGCGCCCCCTACGACTTCTGGCAGATGGACGCCAACGGCCGTCCCCAGGGCGCCAACCCCCTGAACGTGAACGGCACGGAGCCCCTGGGCGACAGCACCACCACCAACCGGCCCATGGTGCTGGAGCGCTTCACGCTCTCCACCCGGAAGCTCTCCTTCTCCGGAAACACGGCCGACATCTCCGCCATCGTCACCGCCGTGAACGCGGGCACCAACACCTACGGCCTCACCTATTGGGGCCAGAAGGGGAACGACACGCGGGGCCTGGATGACGTCATCACCAACGGAACCTCCAGCCTGCTGTACGAGCTGGACCCGAACATCTCCAGCTTCCTCCAGGGCAACGTCTACGACAACGGCAACACGCAGATGACCTTCACGCGCTTCATGCGCGCGCTGGATCCGCTCGTGCAACTCGGCCTCACCACGACGATGAACGCCACGCAGATGATCGAGGGGGCGGAGAAAATCTCCCGCGTGGACGTGTGGTGCAATCCCACCACGTGGCGCGACCTGATGGTGAACGAGACGGGCCTCGTGCGGCACAACAGCCCGGGCGGCTCGGTGAAGCAGGGCTTCGATGAGATCGAGTTCGCCACGGATGTGGGCCGGACCCGTTTCATCTCCTACCCCAAGATCAAGAAGTCCGAGATGTTCATCCTGCCCACGGCGATGATCTGCAAGACGGTGGGCGCCACGGAGCCCTACCTGAAGGACTGGTCCAACGGCGAGGAGAAGTATCTCCGCCAGCTGGAGGGCGTCGCGGGCGTGGAGGCGGCCATGTACGGCAACCTCGGCCTGTACGTGGACCGTCCGTCCTGGGCGCTGAAGATCAAGGGCATCCGCAACTCGGACTTCACGGCCTAAGGAGGCCCCATGCCGCGCGAAGCACGCATTGTCGCGACGTACGAAGCAGACCAGATGCCGAGCGCGGCGGACCTCCGGTTGGAGCGCCGCACCGCCCTCAACGGGATTGGGGCCTTCTTCCAGAAGATGGCGGGGGGCCTCATCATCGGAACGGTGTCCCTTTCGACGGACGGGGGCACCGGGGTGGCGGCCACGGGCACGGTGACGTTCTCCGGCGCCTCGGGCACCACCTCGCAGACGATCAACGGCGTGGCGTTCTCCCAGACGACGGGGACGGACGCTGCGCGCGCCACGGACTTCGCCACGGCGCTGAACGCCACCACCACGGGCCTGGCCTCCTACGTGTCTGCCGTAGCAGTCGGCGGGGTGGTGACGCTCACCTCCAAGGAGAAGGGCGGGCGGGGCAACTTGAACACGCTGGCCGTCTCCGGCACGGGCATCACCGCCAGTGGGACACGCCTGTCCGGCGGGACCGATGACACCAACCGCGTCACGGTGAGCGTGTAGCCATGCCTTTCTCGTTCGAAATCAAGGAACTGCGCCCGGAGGACCACGGTGGCAGCCCGCACAAGGCCCTGCTCGCCGAGGCCCGCCGCTTCACCAAGGAGCGCCGGGGCTACCGCTTCCGGAAGATGGGCGGCCTGGAGCGGGACGAGGAGCCCATGCCCGAGGAGATGCCGCCCGCCGAGCCCCCCAAGGACGGCGATGAGGCGGGCCTGCCCGAGGAGTGCCAGAAGGGCGAGTGCGAGCACCCGGAGCACATGAAGGACGAGGACCTGGACGAGATTGAGCGCCTCTCGGAGGAGTAGGCGAGAAGCCACGGGGATGCCGCCCGTGGCCCTCATAGTCGCCCGGGTTAGCACCGGGAATCCCCAAGAGGCGAACTACCAGCACCGCCAGTTGGGAGGTTTCTCCCCTAACTTACGACCGCGTCCCTTGACGCGCGGAATCATCGGCTCCTCGCCTCACCGCCACGCACATAGTGCTTCCTGGAGAACCGGAGAGCAAGAATATGCCCCGCCACGACACCACCGAGTTGATGGAGGCCATCTGGCGGGACGCCAAGGTGCCGGTGGGCAGCACGTACCGGGACCCAGCCATCATCCTCGGAATGGCCACGGACCAGATGGAGCGGATGGTGGTGCCGGAGCTCCTCAAGGTGCCAGGCAACCACCTGATGACGTTCGAGGAACAGCCCCTCCTTCCGGACACGCTCCGCTACCGGTTCCCCACCCGGGCCATCCGCCCGGAGCGCCTCCAGGTGCATGACGAGAGCGGGAAGATGCTCGGCAAGCTCGTCCTGGCGGCCCCGGACATGGTGGATGACGTGTTGGCGGGAAGGTGTCCGCGCGGGAATGCCTACGGATACTGGTGCCCGGAGAACTCCCATGCCGTGGTGGTGCTCCAGAACCGATGGCAGGGCATCTCGGACACCCGGAGGCTGCGCTGTTACTACCGGCGCGAGGTGGCCCGACTGTGCCTCCCGGCCGAGTGCCGGATCGTCACGGACGTCATCGGAAGCATCGTCACGTTGACGACTTTCAACTCGGATGACGTGACTGAAGATGATCTGTCGTTCGGGCCGTGGGACGTCATCCACCCGTCGTCTCCCTTCGAGCCGGTGGTGGATGACGTATTCGCGGACGGCACGACCACCTCATCCATGGAGATTTACAGCATGCCCACGAGCATCAAGCGCGGGGACGTCTTCTGCCCGGCGGGCTACGCATGCTTCCCGCAGATCCCCAAGGCGTACATCGGAGCGGTTGTGGCGTACACGGCTGCCCGAGTGCTCGCGGCGGACCCGGAGGCAAAGGGCCGGGCCCGCGCGGATGCAATGGACGTCATCACCACCGCCCAGGCCACTATCACCCCGAGGGCGGATGAGGCCGAGACGGTGGTGAATAACGACTGGCTCTAGTCCCCCTTGCGCGGGGTGAACTCGAAGACGAAGCGCGAGCGCTCGTCCTGCGGGTGCTCCGTACCGATGCGCAGGAAGCAGTGCCCGTCCTGGATGTGGCGGAACGTCCACCCCTCGAAGGCGTCCTTGCCGGGGTTGCTCACGTCCTCGGGCGGCTGCTCGGCGCGAATCACCACGACCCCTCCTGAGTTGGGTGGCAGCTCGCCGAATGGATCGCGCGTCCCGGTGTGCCCGGCCACTTCGATGCGGTCCAGGCGCGTCGTGCCGCTGGTGGTGTCCGTGGCGGGTACCGCGCGGAACTTGGTGTTGTCCAGTTCGAAGGTGAGGCCGTCCGCGTTGACGTTGAAGAGGCGGACTTCCTTCCCGATGGGGAGGGGCGGACGGTACTTGAGGATCTCGGTCATGGCAGCATCATCCCCCATTGAGGAAGTCCTGCGCCATGTGGGCGAGGTCGGTGGCGTCGCCGTTGCCGTCCGCCACCTGATGGAGGATGCCACGCGCCTTGGCGTGGGCCTCACGCATCTCGGCGAGTTGGCGGCTCAGAGACTCATTCTCTCGGCGCAGTGCGCCGTTCTCCTGCGTCAGCGTCGAGATGTCCTGCTGAAGCGGAGCAGGCGCCGGTGCGTGGTTCGCCAGCACGGCGGTCACCTGCTCCCGAAGGTCGCGCATCTCTCGGGTCAGGATGGACATCGCCTCTGTCCTCGCGGCATGCTCCGAGGCCATGTTCTCTCGGGTGCGGCGCTCCGCTTCCTGAGCGATGACCTCGTCCCGAGAGAGTGACATGGTCTGGATGTCCCATCCGGGCTTCTTCGCCGTCTTCTTCGCCGCGCGCTTCTTTCGAGCCTCGTAATGCGTCGTCATTCAGTCCTCCTCGCCGTAGCCGTAGCCGTAGCCGTAGCCGTCGCCGTCGCCGTCGCCGGAGCCGTAGCCGTCGCCGTCGCCGTCGCCGGAGCCGTAGCCGTCGCCGTCGCCGTAGCCGTCGCCGTCGCCGGAGCCGTAGCCGTAGCCGGAGCCGTAGCCGGAGCCGTAGCCGTCGCCGGTCACTTGAACGACCCCCAGGCCGTGATGGCGGCCGCCGAGCAGTCCATGACGGCGCCCACGCCGGTCAAGACCACGTTCCCGGGGAGCACGGGGCTCACGCTACTGCCCGCCTGCGGACCGATGGCGGCCAGCCCGAGTTCACCACCCGTCTCCTTCGAGTAGTAGATGCACTGCCTGGCGCCCGAAAGCGTGGCGGTGCCATCCTTCAGGCTCGACTCCTCCAGCGTGCCGAACACGATGCGAGCCCAGTTGCTGTTGGGCGGACGGGCGATGACGACGACCTTCTTCTTCTGCGCTGCCTTCTTGCCTGCCATGCGGAACCTCCGATGTGCCGCGAAGTGCGGCCCCACCTACATGCCTCGGGGTGATGGCCTCGTCAAGTTCACGCACCGACATCGGCGTCGCAGGAAACGAACTTGACGGTTCCGCGCGCAACACGCAGGGTGCCGCTCCCCTCAGGAGAAGGAGTATCAATGCGCGTTTCATCATTGAGTGTGTGCGTGTTTCTTGTGCTCATGGCCTCGGGCTGCATCGGTGGTGCCCCCGACGTAGACCCCGGTGTACCATCGCCCCCACCACCCAAGAAGTGCAGGGCCTTTGGCCCGGAGGCGCAGGACATGGCGTTGCAGGTTGATTTCCAAGGCGTCTGGCGGAGCCCGAATCCCCACTCGAAGGTGCCCGCAGGCGCCGCGAAGTACGCAGAGAATCTGGTGAACGCGGACCAGGGCGTTGCGACTCCGGTGAGCGGTCAGCGGCAGATGGCCGGAGAGTACGAACAGCCGGATGAACGGCTGTCGTCTGGTGTGTCGTTTGACGGCTGCAATGTCGAGCATACGTCCGGTGTCGTTAGGAGTATGTATGTGCGGGATGCCGGGGTTTCAGATTCAGTCGCCATGATTGCCGAAGAGGTGAGCCCTCCTCCTGGCATTGAGCGGCTTCCGTTTGCCGAGGCGGGCCGCTCCCTGTTCGTCGCCACGTCAGACGGTGTCAAGGTGCTAGCCAACGCAAACACAACGCTCGTGTCTCCCGGTGCCCCGGTGCCATACCCGGTCGAAGTGCTCGTTGATGACTTCCTTCCGGACGGCTTCGTCCTCCAGCCCGGTGAGACGGCAGCATATCGGAGCACTATCGTCCGGACTGACGCGAATGGAGTTGAAATGGAGAGCGTCCCGTCGTCTCGGATCGTTGTGATCAACAGCAAGACTGAGCCTGAGACGTACACCCTGCGCGGTGAAATTCCGCAGGAGGTGGCTCCGGGCGACAGGTTTCGTTTGTATCGAACCAGCGCCGCACCGGTTGACGTCGGCGCCGGAGACGAGATGTATCTCGTACACGAGCACTCCATCCCGCCTTTCGTATTCGATTACTCCGTGCAGGACAAGACGCCAGACGAGGCGCGTGGCCGTGCGCTATACACGAATGCAACGTCCGAGGGGCTGATGCGTCAAAACGAGCGCCCGCCGTTCGCCAAGGATCTCGTTTCCTTTGATGGCGCTCTGTTTGCGCTCAACGTGCGCGGCCCTCAACGCCTCAGTTTCCGATTTCTAGCGCTGCCTCAGGTGAATGATCGCATCCTTATCGCGGGCGAGGAGTTCCGGGCAATTGCGGCAGGTGGGGCAGAGGGCAGCGACCGATTCGTCATCTCCGATTCGCCTTCGCTCTCTGTCGCCTTGGCCGAGACAGCGCAAAGCCTTGTTCGATCCATCAACAAGAATGTCTTCCTGACGGACACTTTGCGGTCGTTCTATGCCAGTTCCGACAGCGATCCGCCGGGCATCGTTGGGCTGGAGGCCATCGACTCGGTAGTCCCCGTCTACTCCGTGGTGGCCTTGACGGACGGAAGTATCTACGAGCCAGTTCTCTCCAGCGAAATGTTCTCTACTGCGGTAGATGGCTCAGACGAGGCTTGGGTTTCGCGGCGAAACGGACCTTATGCCTTCCCCCCGAGTCGCTCGGCGGTGGCAAATTACCGCTTCAAAATCGGAAATTCCGGACGCGAAATTATGAAAGGCGTGAAGTTGCGTGAGTCCTTGATCGTCTTCGTCCAGGATGACGGCGTGTACAAGGTCCGCCGCACGGGCGCCGAGTCGTGGCGCGTGGACCAGATCAACCAGAACGCCAACCTCGTGAGCGCCGCCTCCGTGGCCGTGGTGGACAACCAGGTGTTGGCCCTCACCACGCGCGGCCTCGTGGCCGTGGATGAGCAGGGCGTGGAGGAGATCGACCTGCCCATCAAGGGCGAAATGCGCCGGATCTCCCGGCTCGACCCCGCCGTCCTGAATAAGTACGCCTTCGCCGTGCAGGACGAGGCTCGCCTTCGCTACATCTTCTGGCACCCGATGACCAATGCCTCCACCGTGGCGGACCACGCGTGGATCTACAACGTGGAGAACGGCACCTGGACGGAGCGCACTGACGCGGCCACGGGCGGCTTCGTCTCCAAGAACGACGGGAAGCTGTACCTCGGCTCCCCGGACTCGCCCACCGTCACCCAGGAGCGCGTGGGCAATGACACTGAACGCCTCCAGGGGCCCTCCGGCGAGGCCATCCCCGTCCGCATCGACTGGACGGTCATGGACGAAGGGGATGCCGGGCGGGAGAAGCAGTACACGGACTTGCGCCTGCTCACCCGGGAAGCCATCGACGGCCCCGTCACCTTCGTCTGCACGAACGACCTGGGGGGCTCCGAGTCCTGCACCGGATCTGCGGCCAACACCCCGTTCTGCCACATCTGGGTGCCGGACGGCTGCCAGCGCACCACCCGGTTGGACGTGTCCGTCCGCCGGGACGTGCTCGGACAGGACTTCGAGGTGGTTGGCATGAAATCCCTCATTGTCGGGATGTACGACGGCGCCATGAAGCGGTAGTCTCCCCGCGCGGGCGTCGGCTCGCCACTGGGTGGTGCATCGTGGTCCGGCTCCCCAAGGCCGGGGACTGAGGGCTCGCTCATGAGGCGGGCCCTTCGTCTTTTCGCTGCCCCGTGTTACCACGCGCCGCCCGCGCACTTCCGCGCGGAGACACGGAGTTCCTGCATGCGGTCGTTGTCCTTGGCGTTTCTACTCCTGCTCACCGCCTGTCCCGGTCCAGATGGCGAGCCAGGGCCCCCTGGCCCGGCCGGTCCGCCCGGGGCCACCGGACCCCAGGGGCCCGAAGGAGAAGACGGAGGAGGGATGCGCTTGGTGGGGACCACGTTCTGCTACAGCTCCATCACCCCGGTGGGGTCTATCAGCGTCGTAGCGCGCGCGAGCCGGTACGACTTCAGCGACGGGAGTGTGATGGCGTCCTGCTCCATCGACGGCGCGTCTTTCGGCTACAACAGCGTCAGTATGTACCGGAGCGACCAAGTGGGCGCCACGGACGCTGGATGCCTCGTGTCCGTCGATGTCGAGGGCAACGGGACTCGTGGATACTGGAGCTTCAGCATCCGGCCGGGACAAACGACCGGAACCGCCACGTACAGGGACCAGGGCAGTTCCAGCAACAACGGCACCATCTCCATGTCCTGCACGCGCTATTAGGCGCTCGCGAGCGACGAGGGCTCTGGGGAAACCCGGGGCCCTTCGTCTTTCTGGCGACTCCATGGCCCCTGTGCATGATGGCTCCGCGCCGCGTTGGCGCCACTCCCCAAGGACACCCCGTGAAGCAGACCCTGCTCCTCCTCGCCCTGCTGGCCATCGCCTCGCCCGCCTCCGCAGCCGACATCCCCGACTTCGACATGAAGAACGCCCCGCCCTCGGTGCGCGACGCCAAGAACCCGAAGGCGCGCGAGTTGTGGCGGGATGTCCTCGACACCTCAAAGAAGAACGGTCGCCTGATGTTCCGCAACACGGCGGCCCTGACGAAGATCCCAGAGTCGAAGATGACCGGCCGGGACTGGGATTGCCTCTTCTGGCGCGTGGCCGCCTCCTTCGCAAAGGCGCTCCGCCGCCAAGAGCCGGGACTCCAGCCGCCCACGTTCGCGGACGAAGTGGAGGCCATCGCTCAGCGCTGCGACGATGACGGCGGCCCCGGGAGCCTGGGCGTGCGCGTCTACAACACCGCCATCATGAAGATGATGAAGGAGCGCGGGGAGGTGAACCGCTCGGCCACGCCCAGCGAGGAGGCCATCCGCTTCTTCCTCGCGTTCGGGGTCGTGATTGGCGAGTCTTCGAAAGCCGCCGCCGCTGCTGCCGCCAAGGGTGTGGTGCCGATACTTGTTTTCCCGCAGGAGATGGTGGACGACCTGCGCGACGGAGAGAAGGGCCCGATTACATTTTAGCTAACTTGACATGGTGTGCGAACTCACGCACATTGCCTCTGGCCGGGATCATCCGGCTGGAGGTTCCGAAATGGCGAAACTGAAGACGGTGAACTGGTGGATGCGAAATTGGGCTGGCTGGCTTCGGTTCGTTGGGGCGTGGGCTGGAGCCGTGGCAAGCAGTCCACTTGAGGACGCCGCGAAGTGCCGTGACGAACTCGGAGATGCAGCCCGAGACCTTCTCGCAGCCAAGAATCGCTACGAGGCCGCGCTTCGGAATCTGGAGAAGGGCACGTGAGCGCCGCCATCCTCGGAGTCGGCATGTTCGTGGGAGCGGCAGTGGTGGTGGGCACGCTCGTGGTCATCCTCGTGCGCGGGGAGGCGCCGTGAAGCCACAACCGCAGGTCGGGCAGGAATGGGTGAAGCGAGTTCGTCATGTCGTTCGCGGCCGTTCCGGCAAGTTCGTGAAATTCACCACCACGCGCATCCGCATCGTGGATTGGAGGCGGAGCGGCAACGCTCCTTGGAATCGGGGTGAGGTGGAGTCGCTGATGCCGAGCGGGGAATGGGGGCGCCGGCGCTCGATTTTGCTCTCGGCCCTGAGCAATACCCCGTCCGGGTACAATCTCGTGAAGGAGGCGCCGTGACCCTGCTCGACCAAGCGAGGCAGCGCGCGAAGGACGGACTCTCGCTCACCCAAGGAGAGGCTCTCGCGCTGTACGAGCGCAACGAGGCGCTGGAGGTGGGCTTCGCCGTTCAGGCCGCAGTGCTGGAGGACAAGACGGCGGAGGTGGAACGGTTGAGGCGCGTGCTCCATGCATTGGCCGACAAGGTGGCGCTATCGGACGAGGTCCATCGTCTCCCGGATTCGACCGCGATGTCATTCACGCTCACCATGGGGGAATGGCGGGCCATCACCGCAGAAGGCAAGGAGCCATGAGCAAGAAGATGGAGGAGGTGTTCAAAAACGGGGTGGCAGGAGCAAAGGAGGCCATGGCCCAGAAGGACACCACCATCCGCGACCTGAAGCGCCAGTTGGCGGAGGCCGAGGCGACGCGGGATGCCGCAGTGGCGGCGCTCATGGCCAGCGGCGAGGAGATGTACGGCTTGGGCTGGCACACTAAATCCTGCGGCAGCATGCCGTATGGGACCACATGCCCGGCCGAGTGCCAGATGGCTCATGCCGCCCTCCGCCGCGCCAAGGCCCTATGACCCACCCACCATGCTCAGCGTGCCACGCGCCGGACTGTCCATATTGGGTCTGCACCGACTGCGAGAGACGCTGGGGGGACGCAGAGACGCTGAGCGTCGTGGCTGTCATCAACATGGAGCGGAAGCGCCGGGGACTGCCGCCAACCGATGAGTGGTGGACCGGCAGGGAGCGCCTCCGCAAGCCGCTCACAACGGCAACCGCCTCCACCCAATGAAGTCCGGGCGGTACAGGTGATGCCTCCGGTACTTCACCTGTGCCCCCGTGGCCCTGGCAATCTCCACAGTCAGGGTCCGCCTGTCCCCTCCCGCTGCCCCCACCACGCGGTGGCCATCCTCGGCCATCACCATCACGTGGGAGCAGTGGGCAAGGGTTCCGTAGCAGGCCACATCTCCTGGCTCGGGCTGATCACCCACCTTGAGCCCAGGGAGTTCCATCCACAGGCGTTGGGCGTTCTTGTCCGCCCGCCAGTCGATCCGCCCGCCCGTGGCCACGTAGAGGCCGCAGGTGACGGCGCCGGAGCAGTCCAACGCCACGGGCCTCTCGGGACTCTTCAGCCCCTTTCCCAAGTAGCCATTGGACTCGGCGGGCCAGCAGTACGGCGTGCCCTCTTCGGCGCGCTCGGCCAGCCACTTCAGGAAGCGCTCTTTCTCGGGGCTCACGGCGGGTCCGCCACGGTGAGGGTTCCCCGGGGCTCGCCGCTGGTGGGCGTACGGGCCGCGCGCGCCATCGGCATCCAGCACTTCCCCTCGTGCTCGTAGAGCGTGTAGCCGCCACGCGGCGGCGGGCAGGGCGGCTTCTTGTCGGTGGCCACCCAGCACCCACCGTTGATCTCCACCTCCAGCCCTTCAATGCACTGGCCCGCCCGCTTCTGGTTCGGCCCCGGGTTCGGCAGGCGGCCCGGGAGGACGGAGGCCAAGGCGTACATGGCGCCCACGTCCACCGTAGAGCCCTGTTCGTCGGCGTCTTGCGGAATTGCCGGGTTCGGAGTGGGAGGCGGTGGGGGCGTCTGCTTCATGACGATCACCGGGGCAATGCCCGCCAACAGCACCGCGACGATGACGGGCGGCACTCGGACGGCAAGGCCCCGGAGCGTGACGGAGAGCGCCACGTCACGGAGTGGCGGGGGAGTGTTCTTCGGGGCCTGAGGCATGCCAGAAGCGTACCGTGGAACCTGACTTTCGTCACGCGACGCGCTACCGTGACGTCCAGCACCCACCAGGAGCCCAGATGCGTCTCTTCACACCGCTCGCCGTCCTCGCCCTCACCGGCTGTGCCACCTCCTACCGGCAGAAGCCCTCGGACCACCTCGGCGTGTCCGCCTTCTCGTTCACCCTCTCCGAGGAGCAGTGTCAGGTGCTCAAGAAGGAGCGCCGCACCTACCGCGCCGTGGAGGCCACCAGCACCTACGTGGCCGGGGCCGGGGCCATTCTCACCGGCATCGCGCTCGCCTTCACGGACGAGAAGGTGGCCCCCGCCATCTCCGCCGGGCTCACCCTGGGCGCCTCGGGCGTCGGCGTCTTCTCCGGCTCCCAGGAAAACGACCTCGATGAGGAACTCACCGCCGCCGGGTGCCCGCGCTGATGGCCGAGATCCCGCCCCTGCCCGTAGTCCGTGACTCGCTGCTGGAGGAGAACCCGGCGCTGAAGGCGTACCACGGCCAGATTT